GCGACGAAATTGACGCTGTGCTTGTGCCTAATTATCAAGATAAGTCTGACAAAGGCACGCCGTGGCAGGCTGTGAAGTTGCAGCGCGATAGCATATCAGACCAGCATGATAATGAAGTTTGCGAAAAAGTAATCATAGATAATTCGCAAACATTAAATAATGAAGCGTTAGACGCTGAGATGCTCTCGTACATTCTTTTTGCCGGGTATCACACAACGGCAGAGCTTGCGGATTATTTCGAGGTTGACCACAAGGCGGCAGGCAACGCAGCCCAGCGCCTATTTAATGCTGGCAAGATTGCGAAAGCTGACGTGTTTAATCGCGTAGGCCAGCAGCGCCCCACAATCATTTTGTGGGCTGCGTCTGCTAAAACATTTATTGAGGTGGTGTGATGGACAGACACGGACAAAGACCGGACATGTCCAGCCTGTCCGTTAAGGGGGTAACAACTTCGGGAAGTCATTACCCCCTTAACAATAGAACTTCTAAAAAATAAAAGAAGTTCCCCCTGAATTAGATATTGCATATGCAAAACATATATGCGAACAATGAGGAAATGGAGAAAAACATGACAATTATCAAATCAGAAGACATGACAAACGAAGAGTATCACGCGCATCATGCGTTTGGCTCAACGGCAGTTAAGACCGCAGCAAACAAAAGCATTGCGCATCTGTTTGGCGCGGAGCGTAAGGAAAGCCCGGCTTTTGCATTGGGCAGCGCAGTACATGCCATGTTGCTTGAACCGGAGAAGGACTTGATTGTGCGCGGTCCTGAGACCCGGCGCGGCAAGGCTTGGTCGGACTTGAAAGATGAGTGCGATGCTGCTGGCAAGATATTGCTCACCGAGGCAGATTACACGCTGGCAAATAATATGGCTGACGCCTGCCTGCAAAACCGCATGGCAAATCATTTGCTCACAAACCCGGACATGCTTGCAGAGGCTTCGTTCTTCGCCACTGACCCCGACATTGACATTGACCTAAAGACACGTCCAGATGGTCTTCTACGCCAAGCTGGCATTGTACTGGACATCAAAACGACCCAAGACGCATCACCACGGGGCTTTGATCGTTCTGTTCGTCAGTTCGGCTATGATTTACAGGCTGCATTTTACATGCACGTCCTAAAACTAAACGGCATTCGCGTTGAGAATTTTATTTTCATCTGCATTGAGAAAGACGCGCCGCACGTCACTGCGTGCCATGAGCTTTCTGAGATGTACCTGCGCCATGCTCACAACCGAATGATTGCCGCGCTGCATGACATCAAGCACGCAGTCGAGACAGAGGAATACGGCACGAATTGGCCAGACTTAAACACCATTCATTTGCCAGCGTGGCTGGACAGTGAAGAGGCGTTTTAACTTATCCCAGTGCAGGGGTGCTGCACAACATTGAGAGGAGTTGCAAAATGCAACACATGATTACAGAAGTCACCGCGCGTTACCCGCGTCTAAATTCCACCTACAAGTTCGATACATACGAGAACAAGTCGGTGAAATGCGATGCGTTTGACGACGGTGCAGCATATGAGATGAGCTTTGTAATGTCTGACGACAAGGCAAAAGAGCTTCATCGCATCTGCATGGAAGCATACGCCAACGCTGCGGCGCTGGACACAAAGCGCAAATGGCCAGAGAAGCCAGCAATGCTTCCATACAAGCGCAACGATGACGGCGAAGTCGTCGGCAAGTGTAAGCTGAAAGGTGCCTACGGTGGTGATAAGACACAGCCACCAAAGCAAGTTGACGCTCAACGCAACAAGCTGCCGGATGATTTCATGCTGACCAGCGGAAGCAAGGTCAACGTCGCAGTTGTTGTTGTGCCGTACAATACAGGCAGTCTGAATGGCGTATCACTGCGCTTGCGTGCTGTGCAGGTCTTGGACCTTGCTGAGATGCAGGGTTCGGATGATCCGTTTGACTCTGTGTCTGGCGGATTTACTGCAACTGCAAAAGCGCCAGAGAACGGTGTGCCAATGGCAAATGACCCGTTCGCTATGCCAGTCTCAACACCAGCGTCCAACTCTTCATTCGTTGAGGACGAGATACCTTTTTAGGCTTGATACCGTATCATTTCTAATGTATCTGCATGGGCAGGAGGATTTTGCTCATGCAGACACGACCAATAAATCAAGTACCCGGTGCCTTAGCCAACGATTTAGGTGAGGTGAAGTGGCCAGAAAGTAGGAAGCAAATGCCAAATGGTGGATTTAGAACCTATAAGACAAGGTGGGTGAGAGGCACTGAGACTAAGGCGTCATCCTCCGCTAAACATAAGTATTATGGCATCGTCTACAGGGGAAAAAATTACAAAGTTCATAGATTGATATGTGAGGCATTTCACGGACCACCACCAGCAGGCAAGCCAATCGTTATCCACATCAATGAAGACGCTCTTGATAACAGGCCAGACAATTTGAGATGGGGTACGCAAAAGGAGAACCTCAATATGCCGAGGTTCATTAAATACTGTAAGTCTCGGACTGGCGTAAACAATCCTCACGTCAAGGGATTGGCTAAGAAGTCAGGCCAGTTAGATCAGAAGAAATGGGGCCAATCATGAATGCAGTCTCAGAAAGCAAGTTTCCAGCCGCTCAGTGGAGCGAGTTTGGTCACAGCATCATACGCAATCTTGAGCTGAAAAAGACTGCGCAGGGCGAGTATCACGGCCCATGCCCATCATGCGCTGGCACAGATAGGTTTTGGATCAAAGAGTTCCACGGCGAGGTCATGGTCAACTGCCGCAAGTGCAATGATTACAAATCAATTAAAGATAGACTGCGCGATATGTCATTGTGGCCACAGCCCGGACATACGCCTAAATTGGAGGTGGCAAGAGTTGACATTGACTGGCCAGAGCGTGACGCCATGAGCGACCACCCGTATCTTGAGAAGAAAAAGATTAAGCTGCACAATGCCAAGGTGGACGGCGACACGCTGACCATCCCAATCATTGACGTGCGCGGCAAGCGTGTCGGCGCTCAGTTTATTGATGCCGACGGCAAGAAAAAGTTTTCCTACCAGCTCCCCGTGATTGGCAACTTCAGTGTCATCGGTGGACCCATTCGAGACTTCGCATATGTTGCAGAAGGCTGGGCAACGGCCGCAACTGTGCATGAGGCTACAGGCAAGCCGTGCGTGTTCGCTCTAAATGCAGGGAACATTTTGGCCGTGATCGACAACCTGCAACAAGCCAAGCCGGATGCCGAGCTTGTTATTGCAGGCGACAACGACGATGCCGGGCGCAAAGAGTGCGAGCGTGCATTCTCTGAACTTGGCGTTGAGTACATCCTGCCAGACATAGAGGGCTGGGATTACTCTGACGTGTGGGTGAACCAAGGCCCAGCAGCGGCAAAGAAAGCATTGACCGTGCAAAGCGTCATGGATCAAATCTTCATGCCGGAAGACGCGATACCGCAACTCAGCCGAAACTATCTTGTGAAAGGCTGGCTTGGCGAGGGTCAGATGTCTGTGATCTACGGCCCGTCCAATGTGGGCAAGTCATTCCTCGCCCTTGACCTTGCGTGGCACATTGCCTGCGGTCAGGAGTGGAACGGCCACAAGGTTATTGGCGGCTCTGTCTTATACCTCGCCACAGAGGGTGGCATGGCGTTCCACAATCGCGTGGTTGCGCTCAAGGCAAAGTATCCAGAGCATAAGGATGTGAAGCTGGCCGTGCGGCCCGCCCCGGTCAACTTGCTTGATGGCGAGGTTGACATGGCTGTGCTTGAGAAGCTGTGCCGTGAGGTTTCAAAGAAGCATGGTCAGGTGAAGTGCATATTCGTGGACACGTTGAGCCGATCAATGGCTGGCGGCAATGAAAACTCGCCAGAGGATATGACAAAGTTTATTGGCAACTGCGATAAGCTGCGCGAGATAACAAGCGCACACTTGGACGTGGTTCACCACTCCGGCAAGGATAAAGCCGCTGGTGCGCGTGGCCACTCAAGCCTCCGCGCCGCGACCGATACAGAGATTGAGCTTGATTATGACGAGAACACTGGCCTGCGCACGGCAAGAGCTACGAAGCAGCGTGACATGGAAACGGGCGTTATATTTCAGTTTAAGTTAAACGTCATTGAGCTTGGCGTTGATGAGGATGGTGACAGCGTTACGACTTGCACCGTTGTGCAGGCTACTGAGAGCGAGATCGAGGAAGCCAATAAGCCTCGCATCAAGGGCAAGAACCAAGTCTTGATCCGCAAGGTGTTTACACAATTACGCGGTGAGGGCGTTGGTCAGCCAAACCCCGGAGGGGTTGGTTGGCCAGAGCCGAGAACGTATTGGGTTATCTCTGAGGAGACACTGAAGGATCACTTCATAGGCAAGGTGTCCTCGGCGGCAAATCCACGCTCTACATACAAACAGGCTGTGGATGCTCTAATCGGCGCGGGCCACATGGTTATAAATGACGGGCATGTTTGGTTTACTGACAACGAAGGCAAATGCAAAAACGTATAAGGAGGAAGACTATGGAAGATTGGATAAACTGCCCTGAGTGCGATGGCGAAGGAGAGGTTGAGCGCGATGTGTGGGTCAGGCAAAGCTCAACTTGGCACGGCGACTTTGGAAGCCACATGGAAGAGTGCGAAGTTTGTAATGGCATAGGCCAGATTGACCCCTTGGAGGATTACCAATGAAATACGACCCAGAAGCTCTCACCCGCCACGTCCTTTCCTGCGCCCAGCAAGGTATGTCTCAGATTGAGACAGCAGAATTGCTGCGGGTGTCACCGTCAACAATACATCGCATTTGTTCGGCTGCGAACATAAAACTCGAAAGGAAAAAACGTGAATACGGACCAAACTCAGATTATTATAAAAAGGCTAGAGCGGATAACGAACATAATGCTGACGGAGCAGAAGACGGCGATGAGGCCAAACTTGAAGCAGCGTCTGGAAGAGCAGCAAGCGCTAATCGACGTTCTAAAGCGCGAGATGCAAAAGACGCCGCAGAGCGATTGCTTGCCAAGCTAGAAGGCGTCACGGATAAGCATGAGCGCTTTGAGATTACATACGGCCACTGCCTATGGGAGTTTGAAACGCTCATGTATAAACAGCGCAAACGTGACCCGCTGCCGTCTGGCCCGCGTAGGCCCACCACAATGGCACCATCTATGCACCGCGCGGCTGAGGCGAGCAAGCAGCACAGCATCGACCAAGGCAACCGCCTGTTCTCGCTAATACCTTACGACCAGCGCGTGACTGCCGCAGAGGCCGCAGAGCTTCTGGGCGATAGCGTG